TCTTATCCCATTTGTAACGGCGGAACAATTCTTCTCTATCGTTGAAAAAACGGTAAGATTTATAATTGAAGAAAACTCTAGCCTTACCAACCTTGCCAGTATAGCGGTTCTTTATTACATCAATTTCTGCATCTTCTTTGATTGGTTCTTTATCAAATTTCCAACCGCCCTTACCATTTGGTTCGCCTTTTTTATCTTTTTCAGAAAACCTTTTTATTGACAACATATACTGAGAAAGGTTCCCCAAACTTCCAGAACCTCCAACGTCATCACCTTCAATTTCTTGTCCTGCTGGTAATTTGCGAGGATGCGCAATAAGAATTACTAAAACATTATATAATTTAGCCAAACGATTAGCTTCATTAATCAAATCTTTTTGTTTTTGTAGCGCGTTATTTTCGTTCTCGCCTAAATCCATTGCGCTCATATTATCTAGAAGCCAAATTTTTACACCATATTTTCTAGTTACACTAATGGCTTTTTCAAATATATCTTCAATTTTATTGCTATGTTGGTCGTAAAGCCAAACTCTTCCTTCATACCATTCTTGCATAGCTTTTCTAGCTGGTGGATCAATTACATGTACAAATTCATTTTTCATTTTTACATTTTCACAACCAGCCATAGTAAGTTCTATCCAACTTTTTAACACTGGGTTGGACATTTCGCCGCTGAAACAAAAAATATCGTAACCCTCCTGAAGTGGTTCGCAAATAAATGTTTGATTTAAAAATGTTGATTTACCAGCGCCGCGTTTGCCAGTGACAAGAACTGTACTACCAAATAAAAATTTATAAATAATTTTATCAATTGATTTCAAACCAGAATAAAGTCCTGGTTCTTTTTCTATATCGAAATCTTCTACTTTAGCAAGGTCTGCTACACCATAAATTGGTAATTCTTTGGCATCATTGATTAAATCTAATACTTTTTGTTTTCCGCAATAGTAAAGAAATTCATTTATATCTTTCACTTTTTTGGTCGTGCCATTTTCTAACGTTATTGTATCTGGAGCGTCTACATATAAAGTTCTCCATACGCCTAAACGAGAGCATATTTCTTTACGCATTTTTTGACCTGGTTCATCATTATCTGACCAAACTACAATTTTGTCAAAAGATTCTAGCCATTCCCATGATGTTTCTATCCAAGAAAAATTGCCAGCACCAAAAGGAACACTGACACTATTTTTGTATCCTGATTCTATCGCAGAGAGAGTGTCGTATTCTCCTTCACAGATTAGCAATGCACCATCTGCAATATCAATTCTGTTCATGTTAAATAATATTGGTGATGTATCAGAATCTTTCTGGCACCAATTTTTAGATTCAGCTTTATCAACTGTTCTTGCTGGACGATATTTTACCAAAGTCAAAACGTCATTAGTGTCGTAATAATTAAAAACTACATTCCCGCTATGATCTTCTTGTACATCTGCATAATCTAGCGTTTCTTTAGATATTTTTCTTATTGCAGAATATTTTTCAACTTTAGTTCTATTATCTGATTTGTCATATGCTGGATAACGATAATCTTTTTTTGTTTTGATACCCTTTTCACCAAATGAGAATTTTTCACCAACTTGTTCAAACAATTTTTTTACAGCGTCTAAATATGTTAGATGATAAAATTGCATATAATGGTCTATGATGCCATATCGCACTTGACATCCAAAGCACTTGAAAGCATTGTCTTTGCTACTCCATAAAAAACTAGGAGTAGATTCATCATGAAAATAGCATAAAGAACGTAAATTTTCTTCATCCCATTCTTTTAATTCTAAATCTTTCGCAATAATTTTTGCCGCTTCTTCACCAAGTTTTTCCTTAGCTGCAATAATTAATTTTTTGGGAATAAGCATTCATACCCTTTCTAAATACTGTTATAGGGGAATATTTCTATTCCCCTATAAGATTTATTTTTAACTAAAACGGCGCTTCATCTTCTTCTTCAATAACTGGCGCCGAGTCAATTCCAGTTCCAGCAGTTGATTCAGGTACGTATTTTTCCCAAGAGAAAATAGTAATCTTTTCATTCTTAGGATATTGTTTTACACCATCTTTTTCCCAAGAATCTCTATCAATCTTACCAGAGACAATAACAATCCTGTCTCCTTTTTTCAATTCGTCTAAACCTTTGTTGGCATTACCAACAAAGCGACAATAACCCCAACTACTATTATGCCAATTCTTTTCTTTATCTTTACTAGAAGTTCCTAGAGAAACAATTGAATAATTGTCCTTAGTTTCTTGGATACTCCAAAAAGTACTTAACTGTGGGTATTTCTGTTCGCCAATATTCCAAGCCATTATTCGCTCACTTTCGTAGATGTTTCTAATTGATCAACTTTTTCTAATAGAGTGGCTAATACTGCCACATCCTTAATCTTGTTTGTGTTACCAGAAGGTTCAAATGATTTTACAATAGTCATCAACGCTTCATTTTTGCTTCCGCCTAAAGCTTTACATTTTTCAATAACTTTAGTTTGGATATCCTTCAAAGCATTCTCAGCCTTGGCTTCATGAGAAGTTACTTCCCCTTGAGCAACAACAACTTCTTTAGCATCAGTTGCATTTTCAAGCCAGTCCATAAGTTGCATACCAACTTTTGGCGTAATCTTAAAATATTTTTGATCTACAATTCCAGTACGATCTTTTGACCCAAAAGCATTATGCTCTGCATCAATTTCAAGGAAAACTGTAAATTCAAATTCCATGCCATCCTTCTGAATTGGGTTCAAGCCAACTTTACGCACTGTAGTTTTACCAGTACTTGGGTCTTTTTCTTGAACATAGTCAGTTTTTGAACGCATTGTTGCGATGATATGCATATCAGTTTGAAGCATAGTATCAATAAAGCGATTATGTTGAGGCGTTACATCACGCCATGCAGTGTAACTGTTACCAGTTCGTTTTGCAATATTGCCTTGCTGTTCTAGCAAACCACCTTGTCCAGACCACAGGTGGGTCGTGCTATCAATAATAGCAACTTCCATTCCAGCTTCTTTACACATTTCAATAGCAGAGGTATACTTATCTGCCTCAAAAGGCGGCTTTAATGTTACTGCATTATATGCACCAATTTTCATATTGTCAATTACAGTACCAACATATAGTTCGCCAGAACCATTTTCAGTATCAATAACAACAATCTTTTCCCAAAGTTCATCATCTTTCAGTTTAGGATATTTCTCTTTCATCAAACCATAAGCAATCAACAAAGCTCCAAGAGTTTTGCCTCCACCTGAAGGAGCTGCCATTCCTAATTTTAGTTTCGCTTGCTTACGTTGTGCCCTCTTAAGGGTCATTACTTCTGCCATTTATTTCTCCTTATATATTATATCGTTCAAATAATTCTTTTTGGCTTGAAAATTCACCATAATATAACTTTTCTGCCGTTAGTCTTGCTATAAGCGCAGATTCAATATCACCATAACACCCAAGATTTATTGTTTTGCCATTAACATCAATTCTGGCAGTATATCTTTTAGTATCTTTTCTAAACCACACTCCAATATAACCAGAGGTGTTTGATTTTAACATATTTTTGTTTTTCATATTCTCTTTATGAGAACATGGTCTTAAATTTACTTTCCTATTATCCCATTGGTTATGGTCTATATGATCTACTTCGATATTTGTATTTTCAACTTGCATGACAATTCTGTGTAGTTTAAATGGAGTTTTATTATCTGGATTTCTTGCACAAACTCTTCCGCCACTTTCAATATACCAACATAAATCTTTTATAAGGTCATAGTCGTCTAAATCAAAATAAAATTTTTCTCCTTTTCTTGTGTAGCCAATTCCAAATTCTCCATCTAAATTATAAGTATTAAATTTTTTATTGCCATGCATCCATAGCCTCCTTTACATAAAAATGTAAACCATAAATCAACAATAATATTACAATAAAATTACTAAATCAACTTATATTAGGGTTACTCCTTTTCATTTGGATTTGCCAATAAGTCTGGATGGGCTATTTGTTTTAAGACCAAATCACAGAAAATTCGCCATTGTGGTAATTTATGGTGTTTTCTTTGCCATAATATATTTTTTAATGCTTTATAATTAGTAACCATAATTCGCCTTTGTAAAAATCCTTCTGGTAAATTATTTTTTACTTCTTCTAAATTTCCACCGTCAATCATTTCATTTAGTCTGTTGAGTATGAATTCATCAATTGGTTCTTCAAAATCAGATTGGTTCAAGTGCCTTTTAGTAATTGTATACATTGTAGATTCACTCAACCAAGAATTGCCAATTCTATATGTTGCTATTTGTTGCCATAGATAGCGGGGAGCAGTTATATCAATCCATACTGCCATAAATTCTAAGAATTTATTATGTCCTCCATCTTTAGATGCAAGATGCTTACAAACACCAACCATATTTTCTGGCGGCTGGTTTCTACTTAAGGATGTGCCAAGGAGTGCTTCTTCATATCCACACTCTTTTAATATATTTATTTTCATTGTTAGAAAATTCTATCCTCTTTTAATAAGGCAGATTCTACACCATATTTTACTTGTACAAATTTCATAAATATTTTACGTCCTGGAAGCGAATCAATAATTTCTTTCCATTTCTTTCCCATAAGTTCGCTTACATTATAATCGTAATAAATCGTATAATCACTAGTTGTTCCTGAAACCTCTGACCATATAATAAGAACGCTTTTTTCTGTGTTTAAAACATTTGTTAAATATTCATAAGCGCCTTCAGAAACTGTTGCATTACAAACAGATTCAATTGTAGTATCAACATCACACGGCCAAAATAAAATCATATTATTGTTTACTGGATCATGATATACGGATTTCTTTTTGTTATTGTCCTGTTTATAAAATATGTTGTTGCATAATCTAAGTTCTAGTTCTCTCATTTTCTCCTTAAAATTTTTATGATAAAACGAAGAATTTATCTGTTTGTCATAAAAGATGCATTTTATATGCTTTTTATATCTAAACATTTTCGTATTTCTTTATCATTATTTATTTTCATAAATATTAATTTCTTATCTGTTTTTTGAAATTCATTTAGAATATATTTTATTTCTCCACTTTTGAAAATTTTTTCTTTTATTCCTAGATTATCATATTTTTCTTTATTATTCTCATATTCTGATTTTCGTATTGTCAATGATTTTTGAGAATTCCCAGAAGTCATTCCAATCTCTTTCCAATTATCAGCTTTATAAATTGCTCCTGTTCGTGGAGGCAATATAAATGTTTGAAAACATTTTAGATAATCACCATATCTTTCATACCACCATTTAATTGCATCTTTTCTTACCAAGGATAATAACGAAGTTCCTGCATTCTTATTTTTTTGGTTAGCCATACAAAAAACAATGTTATTTGCTATTTGCGACATTATTAAATTATTGCTGATCATAAAATCACTCACAATTTTTGGTCTAATAAATGCTGACCCCAACGCAAAAACACCAACCAAAATATCATCTTCATATAAATTCCAATATAATTTTCTACTTGGTCTATCCGCCCATTTAATATAAGAATGGTATGTGTTTATAAATTCTTTTCCAAGTGAGCGTAATTCTTTAGTAGTTTCTCTCTCTATCTTATATTTAAAAGACAATAGTGCTCCTTTTCTTAAACCAAATAAAATATGTATTTCATAGCTTGTCCACAAAAGGCGTGAGCCGACTGGTATCCAGTTATTCTCTGGCTTGGGATACTCCGCGCTACCCTTACGGGTTTCGAGGCGTTACTCTCTCTTCAGACGCTTTAATTGCCAGACAAGATGTTGCCTGCATATCGGCTCGTTGGCAACCCACGCCTTTTGTGAACAAACCAAATAATATATATATATATATATTTTATTGTTCTGGTATATAATCGTCAACGTTATTTGGACTAAAACCAAATCCCATTAATGATTCTCTAAATGCTTCTACAACAGAACCAATGGTTGAATCTGACAAATCTTTAGTCACTTCTGTTTTATCTCCAAATTCATTTGTGAACATTACCTTTAAAGTTGGCGTTACAAATTCTGGTATCATTTATCCTCTATTTTTTATTAAATATTTTATTAATTTCATATAAACTTTTTTCAATTTCCTTATGTTTTGTCCAATCGTCTGCTAGTATTTCGTTCTTTTTTATATATAATGCAAAAAAATGTAAATAAAATTTATATGCCTTGTAAAGTTTTTCTGTTGTTGGCTTTTCATAACTGGCGAAATCTTCTTTACATTCATTACAAGAATATAATTCTGCATCAAAATTGCAATCTGTTTTGTTTTCACAAATTGGGCAGAATGTTTTCATTTATACCTTAATCAAATTATTAACCCAAAATAACCACATGTCATCTTCTTCAAATGTCCATAGTTGCCCACGTTCATGCTTGGCTGTGAAAATTGTATCTTCATTTCTGTTCATATAGTCGATAAACTTATCAGTCAATTCATTTTTTTGCCAATCAAACGCATGGACGTTAATTCTTACTTTGTCTCCGTTATGGAGTTCTTGTAATGGTTCCATTTATCTCCTTTTCTTCATATTCGCTCATATCAATAAAATTCCTAAACTCTTTAGCTCCACCTCTGCAATAATCAGTCCCTCCATCAACAAAAATCTCTCCGCACGAGCAGTTAACAAAATCATGGCGATATCTTGATTCTATAATATCGCCACACTTCAAACACTTTGCACGGTTATGAATAATCTTTTTAATTACTTCAACCATTATTTTCCTCTTTCCAATATAATATGTTTCAAACCTGATAAAATTATTGTTTCATTTGTTTCTAGGTCTTCCAGATTCGACTTGAACGAATATGTAACCATTAGCCTTTCTGCGCCTTATAAGA